TGCAATTCGTGTGGAAAAGGTATCTCTGGACCTTTCAACCAGAGACGCGCGCGGCTCTCCCGGTGCTCGCGGCTCTGCGGCCCAGTGGCAAGGGTATCTCGACGCCTTCAAAGTCGAGACGTATCACGGCCCCCCGCACGCCGCAAGCCCGGAGGTAGTGGAAAGGGTATCTCGACACCGGATATCGGCACCGCCGTTATTCGATAACGGCGCGCCGTTTGTACTATGATGAAGGAGGCATGAACATGACGAAACCAAGAGAACCCAAACGCTTCACGAGACAGCAAGCGCACAACATCATGAAGGCGAAACTGAACCCTCGGTTCCCATTTGGGGACGCCTGGGGAAAACGCCTCATCTACCGAACCGTCCCAGAGGTCCTGGAGCTTCCCGTTCCCAACGAGGCAAAACTGTGGTTCGTCTGCCGACTCAACGTTCTTCCAGTGCGCACGCTTTTCCTGTTGATGGTGCGCGCGATCACCGAGTGCTGCGAACGCATCGGCTCCAGGCGTCTCTGGAACGTTGTACCAGAACGCTGGCGTTTCCTCGACCTCGAGATCGCGAAGGACTACGCGATCCGCGAGTGGGCGGAGATGCTCCGCGCGTCTGGACTCGTATGGGAACGCGCGTGTAGAATGGAACGCGAGGAACGCGAGGTTGACGACGAAGACCTGAAGGCGCTCGACGAGATGTTCAAGCATCTGGCCATCGCCGAGACCTCACTCGCCATTGGCATGTTCATCGTCAACAACGCCACGGGAGAACTCCCATTCACCAGCCATCGCATCCTCGGGCGCTGCGCGAACGCCATGGAGGCCATCCGTTCGCAGCACGACCGCGCGATCGCCTCCGGCGTTTACACGAACATCCGGAAGTGCGTCGAGCAGTTCATTTCGTGGGTGCCCGTCTATGCGCATTCCAATCAGTGGGCCGATGAGATCATCCTGTGGGCGCGCGAACTTGCCGAGGACGCCCCCAAACACGAGGAGTACGAGTTCGAGGACAGGGAACCGGAGGAACCGATATGAGAAGCAACGACGAGAGCATTTCAATGATGCCCGAGCATTCAACGAGCGTTGAACCTGTTGCGCCAGATGACGTTGATGATGCGCTTCGTCTTCACATGCCGCAACCCATGCGCGGATTCACAACGCCTTTCAGGTACTTCGGTGGAAAGCTGAAATACGCCGGTTGGATTCTCCGGCATCTGCCCCGCAATAACATCTATTGCGAGCCCTTCTGTGGAGCCGCTGGCGTCTTCTGGAACATCAACCCACCAATGCGCGTCGAGGTGCTGAATGACATTGACCATAAAATCATCACCCTTTTCCGCGCGCTTCAGGACCCAAATGTTTTCAAGGCCCTTGTCCATCGGCTGCTCTGGACCCCATTCTCGCGCGAAGAGTATCGCAAGGCCATCTCGATCCTGAAGGCCGAAAGACCGACGGACATCCCAATGCTCGACCGCGCATGGGCGACGTTCGTCGCCATCAACCAGATGCACACCCCACGCTCTGGCAACCTCTGCGACGGTTCCTGGGGCTACACGTTCTCCTGGCAGAAGCGATCTGGCCTCCCTTCGCAGGTGCACAACTGGCAGATTCGACTCTCTTCGCTGCACTGGTGGCACTGGCGCTTGATGCGCGTCCAGATCGAGAGCATGGACGCCGTTCGTTGCATCAAACGGTACGACACGGCAGAAACGACCTTCTATCTGGACCCCCCATATCCGTCCCAGACCCGTTCCCGGAACAAGGTTTACAAGCACGAGATGGGCGATGACCTCCATCAACGTCTCGTCGCAACCCTTCTCGATATCCATGGCGCCGCCGTGCTCTCGGGGTACGAGAGCCCCATCTACGAACCCCTCATCAACGCAGGATGGCAGTGCATCAAAAAGACCATCGTGACGCCGTCCATCCACACGAACAGACACACAGGGAGCGCACCGCGCGCGACACGCAAGGAACTCGGGGATAACGCACTCCGCACGGAGTGCATCTACATCAACCCCCGCGCACTCGCCCTTCTCGAAGGACAGGCGCAACACGAACAGGAGGACCAAGATGAGCAGGTCGAAACAGAACTCGAAGTGGATTCAGAAGGCGATCAAGAAACCTGGGGCTCTCCATAAAGCCCTCGGGGTGCCGCAGGGACAGAAGATTCCCAAGGACAAGATCGCCCAAGCCGCGAACAAAGGCGGCATCCTCGGAAGACGCGCGCGTCTCGCACAAACGCTCGCGAAGCTCCGAGGCAAGAAACAGTCTTGACCCCGGGTCCTGCCGCGTGGCAGAATCCAGGTCAACGGGTCGGGTGCCGGCTCGGCCAGCCGCCAACCTGATCCAGGGAGCAGAGGCTCCCGCGTGGCAGGTAGATGCCCCCCCGAGGCGCACGCCTCGACCTCCGCGGCCTGTCACTCGGGCGCCAAAGGCCCGGCCCGTCACCATCTCGCGGAGGTCCGCGGCCATGCCGCGCCCGCAAACAGAGGATTGACCCATGTACGTGAAACTCTTCCAACGAATGCTCAACTCCTCCGTCTGGTTCGGCCAACCACCCCACGTCAAAATCACCTGGATCGGCCTCCTGCTGCTCGCAGACAAAGAAGGCATCGTCTACGGCACCGACGCCGCAATCGCCGCACGGATCGATATCCCTCTCGACCAGTTCCGCGATTCCCTTCGCATCCTCTCCGAACCAGACCCAGAGACAACCACCCCCGAAGACGAAGGACGCCGAATCCGAAAGATCGCCACGAACACCTGGCAGATCATCAACTACACCCGCTATCGCGCCATCAAAGACGAAAACGACTACCGCGAGAAGACCCGCGAGCGCGTCGCAAGATTCAAAGCAAAACAACGACTTGCGCGCGGTAACGTTACCGAAACGCATGGTAACGTAACAGGACAACCCGGCCAGGAAACATGCCCCGACAAAGGGCAAAAACCAGACAACGGCCAACAGGAAGACCAGCCGAACCATACAACCACAAATCAAGATTATCACACACTTCCACGCGGTAACGTTACCCGGAACGTTACCAAAATCGAGGTAACGCCTGGTAACGCCATAACAGAAGCAGAAGCAGAGGCAGAGGCAGATCATCCCCCTCTTACGCTTTCATCCTCTAACGAGGCTGAAAGCTCCAGAGGGTGTCCGCCTTCGCCCCCACGCGCGCAACCAGTCCCGTACTCCAAACTCGTCGAGGCTTGGAACGCCTCAATGCCTCCAGAGTTTCCGCGAAAGCGGACTCTCTCCGATACCGAGAAACAACGGATACGCTCTCAATGGCACTCCCAACCAGGAACCACCGACTCCCTTGACTACTGGACCCGCACCTTCGAACGCATGGCCGCCTCAACCTTCATCCGCGAACACGGCCACTCCTGGGCCTCGTTCACCTGGACCTTCGGACGCAACAAGAACGGCGAGAACAACCACGAGCGCGTCAACTCCGGCGCATTCGATGACCGCAACGCACCGCCCGCGGCATCCATTGCCTCCCCAGAAGCCCTCTGGACCTCCATTGTCAATGCCCTGCTCGCCGATCAGGACCTCGACGTGCCACAGGCCATAGAGAGCATCATCACCGCCATCGGAGGCCCAGACGCCATCCGTACCGCCGCCAGATACGACGCACAGCGCCTTCTCCGCCTGCGCGATGCCTTCATCACCTCGTGCAAGAAAGGAGCATCCCGATGACCACTCGCAACTTCTACGACCACGCCCTCCATCTGTTCCTCGGCGCCTTCCGCCGCCTCGGTCTCCGCGACCAAGACCTCGAGGCCTACCAGGTCGCACTCCGCCTCGCAGACGTGAGGCAACAACACCTACTCGCCGCCGTGAACCACCTGATCTCCCATGCCTCCGAGTACGCACGACCCCCAGCACCCGACGAACTCGTTGACCTCGCCATCCACCTGCCTTCCTCGGCTGTCCCGCAAGCATCCACGGAGAAATGCCCCGTCTGCCAGAACCGCCGGCGCCTCCCTCTCCTCCAGGTCACCTTCTCCCTCCCATCAGGTCCAGACGAAGCCCAGGATGTCCGCACGCTCTACTACACCCCCTCCTCCCTCTACGCGGACCCACCACCCTTCCCTTGGCCCCCACGACTCCCAGCAACACCCGTTCAATGGACTCTCACTCCACCGCCAACCGCCGTCCCGTGCCCTCGCTGCCACCGAGACCCACAATCCCCTCCCGCCTCCCTCTGGTTCTCACTCCCACAATCCAACTCCCAACCCGCCGCCAACGAATGGCAACTCTACATCTACGCCTGGCGCGTCCTCTTCTCCTCCCTCCAAGCATCCTTCCCCTCAGGCGCACCCAAACCACCTCGCATCGGTTTCCCCACGAACACCTGAATCCCACCTACCTACCCACACATTACGTCCGCCACTCCGTCCCCCGCAGAATACCCCCGCAATCGCGCGTAATGCCCTGTTCCTTGCATCTTCGTGCCCACGCCGCAATCATCCACCAGACAACCACCAATCTTCGTCGCAAGACCCCTGCGCGCCCCAAAAACAGGCAAAACCGCGTCAAATCAAGGCCCGCGAGCGATAGTATAGCCTGCGAGAGGTTGGTTAGACCGCGCCAGAACTGCTCCATCCCCGCCCCGGATTCCTAGCCTCCCCAAGCGCAACGGGCGAGCGGACAAGCAGGGACAAGGGGGAGAGCGCGCAAGCTCGGTTCGCGCACATTCCACGCGCCTTTCCTTGTGCGCGTGTCCGTGTCCCTGTCCGCGTCCCTGCATCCATCGTCATTGACCGCGGATATCCATATACAACCCTGGATACGATGCACCAGGGCAACGGGCGAGTCACGCGCGGATCGAGTCTCCCGAGTCTCCCGGGTACTCGGAGATTCCGGAGTCTCGCGCGCGTTCGTCCGTCCGTCCGTAATCTCGGAACATCCATCCACGCCCGTCCCGTCCCGAAACCGAGTCCCTAGAATGACCGCCTAATCAGGGTATATTAGCAGGTTGCGCGCGCGCGCGAAGAACTACCTTGTTCGCGGCAAAGTCACTATGACCGCGCGAACGGGGTTCGCCGGTCATTCGCTGTCCGTTCTATGACCGCCGAGACAATCGTTGTCGCGCTCGTTCCGGATAGAGATTCGCCTTGTCCCGAATGTCTCTACCAGTTTTCGCGGATAACAATGTTGGATCAGAACACCGGGCGATTCTGTTTCTCGAGGCGGTCAATCTTGCGAAGCGCGTTCTTTCGCGCGCGTTCCGCCTCGAGAAGGTCGTTGATCAGCTGTTCCGCATATCCTGCTGCTGCATCCAGATTCGCGGTTCCGAGTCGTTCGGCGAACAGCTGCAACACGTACCGATTCCAATGGTTGACTTCGATCCTCATTTCACCCCTCCCCTTTCGGGAACGTCAAGACCACGTCCGCCGGGATATCCTCGTTCCCTGGTTTCTTCGCCTTCACCACCGGGTTCATCCTCTTTCGCAACCCCTGGATGGTTCCCTCGCTGCACTTGATCGCCCGCGCGATACTCGCGTTCGCGAACCCTTCACGAATCCGATCGCGAATCCAATCTTTCTGTTTGTCGCCGAACAATCCGCGCTTTCCCGTGGACTCGCCGGACTCGCCGGACTCGCCGGGTTTCTTCGGCGAACCCGGTTTCCACGAATGGAAGTCCGGCCCGATCGCGATCCATCCGGTTCCGAGCTTTTCGCGAATCTCCGGAACCAGCTTGTCGAGGAACGACAAACGCGCTCGTTCCTCAATTTCCTTCGTCGCCGCCTTGAACCCGGCGACTACCGCCGGATGATCCGGCGGGAGATTCATCGCTTTCGCGAGAATCTCGATTTTGAGTACGGTATCCATGTTGCACCTCTTTTCAGGATTTCCGCGAACCGCGCGGACGCGGATCGGACAACCGTTGTCCGATACCTTCTATCTAATACTCGCTTGATATCTCGTCAAGATTTTTTTCTAGGTACGAAAACATCATATACTTTCGAACACTTGCGAGACTCGCGAGATTGACTTATCGCGCGGTCTGCTATTGCGAAACGCGCGTGATATCCGTGACTTGCGAACCAGGGACAAGCGCAAGTCAAGCATTCACGCGGTCGAAACCGATTTTCGCTTGTCCGAGTCCGAGTCCGAATCCGAGTCCGAGTCCAAGTCTGTCCATGAGTCCGAATCCGGGTCTCCGTCCGAGTTCGAGTCTCCGTCCGATTCACCTATCGCGCGCGTTCCGTGCGCGGACTCCCGGCGCTCTGGACGCCAAGCATAGGGGTATGGCGTCATGACAGCGTGCTATGACAGCGAGCCGCTGGCAGCGGGCCGCGTGACAGCGGGCCGAAGCGATGGGCCGATGCGTCGGTTCGGTTTCCGGAAGTTCCCCCCCCATACGAAAACGCGCGCAAATCCAGTATTCATAAGGTTTTCTTGTGTCCCTAGCGCGTAAGTCCGCGTTATTCCTATGCTTTCTCTCCCTATGGGTACGGACATCTTGGGTTCGCGTGGTTCCGGAAACCCTTGATGTTGCTTGCCTTTCCGCAACCCCGAAAAAGTTCTTGACAAGGTTTCACGCGCGAGATATCCTGCAAGCAGGATCGGGCGAGGAACCGGTCCTCGACCGGCGAGTTGGCGCCGGTCTTGAAAAGGGGAGAAGCGCCATGTTGAAACGGTTGTTCGATTCCGGCCTTCCGGCCCTGTTCTGGGGGCCGCCGGGGGTGGGCAAGTCCGCGCTCGTGCGGCAATTCGCCGCCGATCACGGCGTGGAACTGGCGATCATCTACGCCGGAAGGGAGGACCCGTTCGTCCTCAGTGGCCTTCCGGCGGTTATCGAGGGCCAGACCCGACGGGCCAAGCGTGACTGGCTGGCCCGTCTCGAGGCCGCCCATGCCGCGGGGCGGCCGACGCTCTTGTTCATCGATGAGATCTCGACCGCGGCGCCGGCAACCCAGGCCGGCCTCTTGAGTCTGATTCTCGATGGGGAGCTGGACGGACTCCGGCTCCCCGCGAACACAAGGCGATGGGCGGCCGCGAACCCGCCTGATCAGGCGGCCGGCGGGTTCGAGTTGGCTCCCCCGCTCGCGAACCGATTGCTGCACTTCGACTGGTCGGCGGTCTTCTCGGACGCCGACTGGCTCAAGTCTTTCCCGCAATATCTCCAGAACAACGGCGTTCCGCCCGAGGTCGCCGCGTTGACGGCGGCCTACTTGGAGGCGAACCGTTCGGACATTTGCCGCGTCCCCGCCGACGGCGATGAACGGCGGGGAAAGGCGTTCCCGAGTCGGCGGACCTGGGAATACGCCGCGCGCTTGCTCGCGGCGTGGAACTGGGCTCCGGGGCGAGAGATTCCGGAACACCTTGCGACGGCTCTCTCGGGGGCCGTCGGCGAGGACGCGGCTCTCAGGTTCTCCGAGTATCTCCGCTCGGCGGATTTGCCGCGGCCCGAGGACCTGATCTCGGGGGCCGCGGAGCTCCCGGCGAGGGCTGACCTCGCGGGGGCGGCCGTCATGAACTTGATCGCGTTCTTGCGAGAGCGCGGCGACGATGGCCTGTGGGACAAGGCATGGGGACGGTATCTGAAATGGGCCGAGACCACGGGATTGAAGGGGGTGCTCGCGGCCCATTTCAAACAGATGTTCGAGGCCAGGAAGACGCGCTCCTACAACATCCCCCTCGGCCCGTTCGAGGGGGTGGTCCGGGCCATGACGGAAAAGGGGGTCTGACATGGACTACCAGCGCAGCAAACGATTGTTTCTCGAAAGCGGTCTTGGCGAGGGGCCGTTCGATGAATTCTTGAAGACATCCGTCCACCAGGACCTGACGATGGCCCTGGTGGAGGATGCGATGTCCCGCCGGTCGTGCTCGACCGCCGGCGGTCGGCTCGCCTACTGCATCATCGGGAATCCTCCCCCGCCGGTCTATCGGCGGCGTAGGCGCATCGCGACGGAGAAGCTTGCGCCGGTCATTATGGACTTCGACAACGGCCGGGAAACGGAGGTCGCCGCCGTCCAGATCAGCGACACGGTCACGGGGTGGCGCGACCTCACTTCGTTGTATATCAAAGACGACATCATCGCGCCGTTCATTGCGCGCGTCGAGCAAGCGGACCCGGACGCGCTCAGCGCCGGACCCATCAGGCGGGCGTTCGGCCTTGAGTTTGAGAGCCGTTTGGTTGTGCAGACCGAGCGGCTCCGCGCGACCCCGTGCGTCCGGGCCGCTGGAGGCTCTTGGGTTCCGAACGAAGCCGCGCACCTGGCTCTGAGGCTCTTTGAACAGATCGCCGCGACCCTCGGCATTCCGTTCCAGGATTGGGCCGCCGGTCGTTTCGATCCTGCGCGGCCGAACGAGATGCAGGTCGCGAAGGCCGTGGAGGCTCTCTGATGAACACAGCGAACGACAGGGTGATCGCGGCGGTACGGGCGCTCGCGAAGAAGCGCCCGTTCATCTCGGACATCCTCTCCCGGCTCCGGCCGGTCGAGAGCAGCGAGTGTCCGACGGCCGCCGTCGACAAATGGCTCCGGGTGTACTACAACCCGGAGTTCGTCGAGCGGCTCACGCAAGACCAGCTGCAAGGGCTGGTCTATCACGAGACCCTGCATATCTTCCTCGCGCATCCGCGGCGCGGGGAACCCATGCAGGACAGAGCCACGGCGAACATCTCGATGGATTGCGAAATCCACGAGAAGATGCGCCGGGAGGACATCCCGATCCCTCGGCCCGATGGTTTCAAGCCTTGCATCGCCCCGGAGATCGGATTGCCCGAGGACCTCAGCGCCGAGGAATACTACGAGGCGCTGAGAAAGCGGGGACAGAAGCCGTCTCAGGACGGAGACGGCCTTCCCGTTCCCGGCAACGGCGCGCGGGCGGACGAGAAGAGCGGCGCCGGCGGGGATGGTGACCAGGACGCCGACGACGACGACAACGAGCCGAAGACCAAGGTGTCCCCTGGTCAAGGCGAAGACCAGGATGAAGAGGCCGGAGGCGCCGCTGGGTCCAGCGACCAGGACGAAGACGGCGACCAGGACGCCGATTCGGGGTCCGGCGACGGCGACGATGGCGACAGCGACGATGAATCCGGCGCGCCGCCCGCCCCCGGCGATTCCTCGGCGACCGGCGGGAGCGCCGAATGGGAACTCCCTCCGGATGATCCGAACGAGCCAGGCGTCGAACCCTCCGCGGTGGACGCCGCGGTGCAGAAAGCCTTGCGAGAGGCTTCGGAAGGCCGCGGCAACGCGCCTGGATGGGCGCGCGACTACGCGGGGGCCGTGCTCCGAGCACGTGTCCCCTGGCGTGTGCTGCTCTCCCGGTACATCCGGGAAGCGTGCACGCGCAAGGCCGGCGCGTCCGACTACAGTTGGGCGCGCCCGAACGGCTGCATCCCGAAGCCGTTCATCGCGCCTGGTGTGGTCGGTGGACATCCCCGCGTCGGCGTCATCCTCGACGCAAGCGGCTCGATGATGGGCGGCTTGTATGACCAGGCCGTCGCCGAGGTCGAGGGGATTTGCAAGGCCCTCGAGGCCGACGTTCACGTCGCCGTGTGCGACACGCGCGTGACGGCCCTGAAGAGGGTCCGCGGGCGCATCGAACTCCCGAAGCCGACCTTCGGGGGTACGGACCTTCGAGCGGGGTTCGAGGCCCTGCTCAGGGTCCGTCCGCGGATCGGCGTGCTCGTGGTCTTGACCGACTGCGACACGCCTTGGCCTGCGACGCGACCGGCGGTTCCGGTCGTTGTCGCCAAGATCGGAAACTACGACCGTCGTGCGCCGGAATGGGCGCGGGTCGTGGAGGTCCAGACGCGCTATTCCTTGATCCGAACTGGAACCCGCGCGACGAACGCCATGTTGCGATCGCGCTAGCACTTGAGGTCCTCTGATGGTGCGCGCCGACGACATCCAGACGATGGTGAAGCGGGGCGAGGTCTTCATCGCTCTGATAGAACACAGGATCGTCGGCGCGGAAGTGCGCGGCAAGCGATTTATCATTGAAGAATCGCCGGCCGTACGATGGGAGCCGATCGGTTTTCCGTTCCTCCTGCTCTTTTATTATGACAACGAGCATGTCGGCCAGTTCATCTTTGACAGCTGCCGACACGAATTGCGCTGCCCCGACGGACTATCCTACGAGGCCGCGATCTTCTGTCCTGGCGATATTGATGTCATCGCCGGTCTGCGATACGACCGCCAAGGCATGGCGTTTGAATATCACGCGCTCGTCGGCGGCATACCACGATGGGTCCACATGCCCATAGAACGCTTGACGGATCGCAGAACGATAACCGAGACAGAAATGCGGCCGGCGTCCTACGTCTATCAAGAGTTCGCCAAAATAGGCGTGCCGTTGGCCGATTACCTGTCCGGAGCATTCAATCCACGTGAACAAGTTCACTGCGCGGTGGCCCGCGCACTGGAGGTGTTATGAGCAACATCAGTATCGGCTTTGAACTGCATGAAACACAGAAGACCCTAACATACTGGGTCATCAACAAGGGAGAGCGCGGCGTCTCCGCCGACATCATGTTTGACAGCCTGGAGTACGTCGTCGAGGGCATCCTCCTCACACGCGGCGGCGCCAGCATGGTGCTCCAGACAAGCGACTGGGACGAGTACGGGCAGAGGGATATCCGTCTCGTGTCCGATATCCCGTCGGCCTTCCGCGCCGATGGGTTTTACCAGCAGGCCCGCGGACTCGTGCTGCCGGAAAACATCACATCCGGCGGCGCACTCATCTGCGGCTGCGAGCGCGGGTCGTATCAAATCTCCGACAACATCGCCGCCTCATACAACGATCTCATCGAGCCGGATGGGAGCAAGTATTTCGTCAGAGAATGGTTCTGTTTCAGATATCGCAGGGCCAGTTTCAAACTCTGGCCGTTGATCCCGCGGTCGGAGTACAACGAAGAGGCGTGGCAGGCAATCAGGAAGATGCCACTCGACATCTATCTGGACATCATGAATGGCCGCCTGAACCCATTGGATGACCAGGCCAGGAGGACCATGTTTGCAATCGGCCTGATCTGAAAGGAGGACGCCATGAAAGAAAGTTGGACACAGTTGGACGTTTTCTTCTTTCCAGAAAGACATCTCCTGGAGCTTCGTTTGATGACCAAAGGGGAAGAGCCGTCTTTCCGTTCATCATTCAATGCAGAGATAGCACGCTTCGCGGCCGATCATTTTGTGTTACGTGTGGGGGATGTCGAGCTGCGCTGCGAGACGTATACCCATTTTCCCAATATCAAGATTCTCGACCTTCTACCGGCGGTCCTGAAAACGGACGGGCTCTACGAATGGGCCAGCAAAAATCTCGTCCAATGTGGACGCGGATACCTGATTGGATACGATGGCCCAGAGCATCGTACCAAGTATGCGATCCTACGTGAAAACCAGGTCATTGAGCCACGAGAGACTCCGTATCTGACGCGGAAATGGTTTGTGTTCGAACTCATCTGCGCTGGCGGAATACTCTGGCCTTATCTGCCGATGGACGAAGGGCGGTCCGCTGTATCAACTGGCAACATCGACATCGCGATGCTGCTTGACATCGCGAACGGCGTCGTGGACCCATTCGATGAGCAGCAGCGCAAGGCCATGCTCGCCGTATCCGCGATCTAGGCCCGCCCGAATCGCGTACCCAGGACGCGCCGCACCCACGAGTCCGGGTCGTCGTCGGCCGGAAGAACGTCTGGCAGCGCGCTCGCATCCCAAGCATCATGCCCATCGCGCATCCATGACTGTTCCGTGACCAGCGCCGTCCATGCATGCGCGGCCGCCCAAACACGGTCGTCGCGCAGCCGTCCGACTGGCAGCCCGTTCTTCACGATGAACTCGGCGATCTCCTCGGCGAGTCCGGGCGAACGCACGACAGCGCGCCCAGATTCGAGCATCGCTCGAAATCGCGTCAGATACTCCATGCGCGTGCGGGGCGATACGAGCGAGCCAGGAACAGCGGATGCCGCCGTGCCCTTGCGGTCTGTCAGATACGTGTAGTGCTGGCGCACGTCCTCGCGCTCTTCCATCGCGTGGGCCAGAGATGACCCGATGTGATTGCGTTCGATGTTCACGAGCGCGTCGTTGTAATGCTTGGCAAGCGCCACGATGTACTCGACGAGTTCCTCTGCGTGAATCTCTGGGGACCAGAACTCGGCGACCTGTTCGCCGGTCTGCGACCACACAGAGATCACGCTCGCAGAGACATCGTGCTGGTTGTCCAGGCGCACGATGCCCTGGCCAAGCGCGCAGTCAACGCCGACGTAATACGAGACGCCCTCCCGAGGCGGCTCCCAAACGCGCATGTACATGAACTTGCCAGGAATACCCGAATGCCGTCTGATGTACGGCGGCTCCTGACTCGACACGTATTCCATCTCGACGAAGGATTTCTCTTCGGAGGTCCGATGCGCAGCAGCAATCACCTTCGGAGAGAAGAACGCCGAGGATGTCGCGAGGAAAGCATCGCCAGGGCTCGCCGGGAATTCCTGGTTGAACTTCCCGAGGTCTCCGTTGGCCTTGAGCATTCCGTCGTGCAGGAGCCACCAGAAGTTCCCTGGGGTGATTTCGCCTGGGTGCTCGTGCAGCAGCCGATAGACGTAGTGATACCAGTTCGTGACAGCCTGGTTCGTCACCGGGACCCGTAGGGCCTCCGCGATCAGCCGAGGCCATTCCGCTTCCGGTGGTATCTCCTTGGCCTCAGGAATCGAGTACTTCTCGCACTCGTACCACGGCGAGAACAGGGCCTCGAGACCATTCGCACCCTGCTCGGCGAGTCGCCACATCTCGTAGAACAGGCCGGATGGTCCCCAGGCCGTACTCTCGATCGTCGCGTTCGCGTAGTGACAGACATGTGCGTCTGGTACACGGGCCAGGATCGCCTTCATCACATCGTCAGGGCTCCTGGCGACGCCCTCTGGCCAGAAGGCAAGTTCGCTCACATGAAGCAGTTGCGACGCCATGCTGCGCCCCGCGGCTCTGCCAGTGAAAGCGCTGACAATCCGCACCTCGCTGCGTCCAACCCTGAATGTGATGTCAGTATCAGTGCGCGGCGACGAGATTTTCGGCGGGTCCTTGAGCACGGTTCGCAGCTGGCAGCAGATTTCGTAAACGTAGTGATAGGCAACGTGCCGGGCCACATCCATTTTGTTTGCGGCGATCGCCAGACGCGCACCATCGAAACGCATCAGGTCAATCGCATTGGCCGCACCGATGATAGTGGACATGCCGATCTGGCCTGGTTTCAGCACCACGATCTTCGGCGTTCGCCCCTCGTCGAAGGCCCTTTGTCGCATCTGGAGATAGCGTTTCTGTGGGGTCCAGAGTTTCCATGGTTGCGGGAGGCCGTCGGGTCCGGTCACCTTCAGATATCGTTCGATGATCTCTTCGTATGGCGGCCGCTCGCAGATCGGTCTATCGGCTTTCTTCTTCTTGACAATCGGCAGGGCGCGCAGCTCGTCAAGCTCGGCCAGGAACACGCCTTTTCGTGGTTTCGCCTTCCACATGCGTCCTCGTCACGAGGGGATTCCAAGCAGCGCGTGCGCGATGAACCGGACAGCCGCCGCGACGAACGAAATCGCCGCGCGCCGCGCCGCCTCGACCGCGCGCTTGCGCAGGGCCTCCTCGGTCCGTTGGTGCATTACGACGACCGCCGTGACCACGTTCCCGCGCGCGATGGAAATCGCCAACTGGTCCTCGGAGGTCGCGAGGAGCGCGAGCCATTCCGCTGTGTACCGCGCGACTCGCGTCCACATCTCCAGGATGCGCGGTACGTCTTCAACCGCAACGAGCCGCAGCGTACCCCCAAGAATGACCTCGGGGTCCTCTGGGGCAGCACCAAGCACCTCGACGAGCAGGGCGTTCAGCGCATCCCTGTCCAGGACGGCCAACGGCATGGATTCATCTCCCGTATTCGGGGCAGTCGCCAGATAGCCCGACCTGGTGCCTCAGGTTCTCGGCCATTTCCCGCCTGAGCGTCTGCTCGTCGGGTTGCAGGGCCTCGTCCCGCGAGACGTAGGCCGCGTACCGGCAGGCTACCACGTCGGTGGCCTCCTTGATCGCCGGCGTGATAGCGCCGCAAGCACATATGAAGGTCAGCGCGACAAGAATCCAGCGCATCATCGCGACACCTCCTCTGTGACGCCCGTTGGATCAACGCCGGCGTCTCTCAGAACGTCCCCGCCGCCCAGTCTCGACTCTGAAGATGTCGAGATATCCTTTTCGCCACCGCCAGCAGGAACCAGAAGAACATCAATGGTGACCTCATGGACCGCCTTCTGCACCACCTCCTGCTTGGAACCCGCGACCTCGCCGGCGAGGCTGCCTACGAGCGCGAGAATGACGGCGACCGCCCAGGACGCCGGAGATACCGTCGAGGACCGCACGTCGGCGGTCACCGCGAGCACCGCCCGTAGCGCTTTGACCGCGACTGCGATGGCCGCGATCACCGCCGGAGGCACGAGTCCGGCCCCGTGTCCCAGAACCGCCTCTCCGACCCCGAGCAGCGCAGCCACGACGAGTGCCGCCCATTCGAGACCGCGCACCGTGTTCCACGCGCCTGTCCGCTCAAACGTCCTTGCCATCAAGCACCTCCTGGCGGGCCTTGTCGAGCACGTCCAGCGCCTTCTTGGCCTGCTCGATCAGATTCTCCACATCGCGCCGCAGGTCCGCAAGCCGGTTGACCGCGAAGACCCGCGCGGCGTCAGGTGTCTTGAACGTCTGCCGTGGCTCGATCCATGTATCCGGTATGACACCCGTGAAGCCATGAGCGGTCAGCGAGACCGTGTAGAACGTCTCGCCGTCATGCTCGTCCTTGTGCAGGACAATCCGCAGTCGCGGCTCCCGCTCGACATGCCTCATCGCAACACCTGATACCAGAGCGTGACCGCCAGCGACGTGAAGGCCGCCGCCGCCGTCAGGATGGCGGCAATCGCCCGCACCATGTCTCGCCGTTCGCGAGCCGAGTCCGCGAGCCGCTTCTCGGCTGCGCAACCGACCTTTGCCGCGTCCGCGACGGCCTCGAGGTGGTCGAGCCGCCGACCTTGCGCCGCGAAGGTCTTTGTTCCTTGCTCCAGGCGCTGCTCGGTCTCGCCGCGCCACGCACTGATCGTGGCCCGGAAGTCCGCGAACTCCCGCCTCAGCGCATCGAGCCGGTCGTCCACGGTTGCGAGTCGCCGGCAGATATCCTCGATCCGCCCCAAGAGGATTCCATCGTCAGTCGCGGCCACAGGCGATCACCCCCTTTCACCGTCAAGCAGGTTATCCCACCTGGCCCACGTCCCACGGATATCGTAGTGCACGAAGCCAGCGGGCCGGTTTCCGCGCGCTCGGTAGTACCGGCCAATGCCGCCCTGGCGCATCTTGCCCATCGCGATCAACTCCTCGATGGCCTGCGCGATGTCGCGCACCGACAGACCGTCGATCCGGATGTCGGCGGCCCGCGAAAGCAGGTGCTGCGAGTGCTTGACGCCGCGCGCCGCCTGGTTGCACGCGAGGCACCGGTAGCCGGAGACGATCTCGATTGGTCTGCCACCGAGGTACTCACGGAGTGCCTCGAGGTTCTCGCAGACCTCCCGGGCGGCGGCCTCATCACCGATCAGACCGTGCCGGCAGACAAACTCATCCCGCGCGAAGTGCTCCGTCAGGCGGTCTCGCGGCATGGCGTGCTCCTTCGTATCATGCGAGCAGCGCCGTCACCTGGAACGTCGCGTTGGCGGTCTCGTTGCCCGCGGTCGTGACAGCCACGGACCCGTCCGCCCCGACCGACACCGACGCGACGATCTGGTCATTCCCGGACACGGGAACGCACCCGATCACAGTCGCGCCAACCCATGCCGGGTCCGGCGCTGTGGAGCCAGAGTTCGATGCGGCAGCGATCGTCACGGTCCGGCTCGCGATGTCCTTCCTGAGGAAGAACGAATCTTCGGCGGCGAATCTCCCGACCCTCAGAATCGCGTTCGTTCGCACTCCACCGAATGTGATCCTCCTGATGTCGCTGAGTGTGAGAGCCATGAATCATCCTCCTTTGGTTTGTGGTTTCTTCCATCCCTGATGCTTGACGATCCAGTTCGCAAGTGCCCACATTGGGCGCTTGTCATTCCCGCCTTTTTGGCGGCCTGCCCCTTCTTCGGACAGGCGCGTCGCCAACTCGGTCAATGTCATCTTCTTGCCCTTGGGCGAGATCATCGGCATGGGTCACCTCCAGCGCGGAGTTCCTGTGGTCACGCAGGTTCCGAATCTCTTCGTGAAGCCGCGCGATCTCCCTGCGCAGCGCCCCGAAATGCCTCGCCAGATTCGGGTCCACGAATGGATGCAGGTCCCGCGGCCCGCAATGCGCCCATCGCTTCAGGTCCGGCCATTCAGTCGGCGAAAACTGAAACCTGCCTTTGTGCTTCAGGAACAGATCGTCTGCATCGCTCATGCCTGCACCCCCATTGCGCAGATTCGCGCGTAGGACAGATCGCCATTGGTCTTCCAGAAACGAAACGGAAATACGCCGCTCGTGCTGTCCGTCACCCCGGCGCCAACGGACAGCACCGTGACCCAGGTGTTGCCATCGTGGGATGCTTGAATCGTGCCGCCTGCGGCACCGGAACCCGTCGCGATGACCGCGACGAAAGGCAAGCCATCCCGCAGCTTGATTGCGTCGGACGTGAGGTCCTCGGTTTGTGAGAGCATGAAACCCATCGTCATTGTCCTCCTCTCGGTGGGGTCGGCAATCTGCGAACGCCAAGGTTTGGACGATACCGCTCGCGGTATTCGCGCCACGCTTCTCTGATCGCCTCTGGTCGCCGCGTCTCCGATGCGCGTCGTCTTGCGATGTTGACCTCTTGCAACCTGATCTTGCTTGGGCTGTAGGAGGCGGCTGGCTGCACGACCAGACCCCGCAGCAGGTCGCCCACAGTATATTCTGCCCCGCGACGCATTTCAATCTTCCGGCCAAGCACCTTCGGCGCGTAGGTCTGCTCGGCCTTCAACAGAAGTCTGTTGATCTCGCCAGGAAAAGCGAACGGCTGCGCGGTATCCCGAAGCGTCTTGTAAACCTTCCACCAGGCGGGGTCCGACTCGACGTAGAGTTCTTGGCCGGTCTTGATGTTGACAGGTGGCCTTCCGGTCAATGCCGTCGCGATGTAGCCGACAGGTACGATTCCCCACCAGGTCTGCGTTCCCAGCGCCCGCATGAATCGCGTGTAGAAACTGTCGGATGGTTCCTGCGCCAACTTCAAGAAGTCAAGCGGAAGGGTCCGGAGAGAACCCCTGGACATGTCAATCCAGTACCGCTTCCCGTGCCTCCGCCCAAGATAGGTCATCGCGGACATGTAGACGGGATAGCGCCGGCGAATCCGTTCGATGTCCTCGTTGTCCGCCTCCGCGAAACCACGCTCCAACGCTTGTCCCATCGCGCGATAGTACGCGCCAAGCGAGAGGTAGGTGGAGAGCATGTCGGCCAGCTTCGGCGTCGCGTAGTAGGACCACGAGAAGAACGGTAGGAAGGTCCGCGAAAGCTGTTGTACGTTCGGCGGCAACTCGTGAATCGCCCCAAACTCTTCGGTCGCCGCTCGCGCGACATCCTCCAGGGTCGCGTAGCGACCGCTCTTTGCTGCGGCTCGCACGAACGCTTCCTTCGCCACCGTATCGGAGAACGGTCCCGTCGTGTAGAATCGCTCGCCCGCCGTGTAGAACATGCCAGCAGGTCTGCGCACGGCATGAAAGATGGCTCGGCTGACTGGGTTATTTCCCTGTGGCAGGCGCTCCCACAGGCTTTGTCCATGAGCGCCAGCCTGCGCGGCCTCTCCTTGGACGCCAAGCGCCTGCCAAATCTGGCCCCGCTTCACCTTGCCAAGCGGGCCGAGGTCAACAACGGCATCTGGATTCGCCGACATCGTGATCCAGCGATCCACCAGTTCCTTCGGGACATCCTCACCCTTCGCCAGATATCTGTTGATGGACCGGACGATATCAGGTCGTGCGTACTCGGCCATCACCTCCGGAAACTCCCTCAGCAGCCCAGGAAGCCTGTATTTCATGGCTGCGTGCGGCATCAGGAAGAACATCTGGCTCATCGCATTCAGAACGGGGACCTTCATGGACAGAAAAAGAACGGTCCTCGCGAAGGTCGTGTGGAGCATATCTAGGAACTGGCCAAGTTTGCCCGGTAGCCAGCGTTTCCATCCGATGACCTTGTTCTTCGCGAAGATTGACTCAACGGCGTTCGCGATGGATTCCGGAACCACCTTCTCGGTGAAGGGTTTCTGCGCGGCCATATCCGCGTTCACCTTCCGGAAGAAACCACGATAACCACGTGGAATCTGCTCGATGGACAGTTCCTCAGGGAGCGGCGCGATCTGCGGTTTCTCGGAGAGACGATCCAGAATGCTCTTGAGCGATGCATGAGACTTCCGTACGAGTTCGATCTGCTGCCGAAGTCCTGTCAGCGATTCCCCCATCTTTCCGCCGGGAATGTCCTTGAGCCGGTTGTGGAGTGCGTCCGTCAAATCCGCAATCGCGCGCTGTTTCTCGATGGTCTCCGCGAGGGACCTCTGGGCGGCTTCCATCGCAGAACTCACCACATCATCAGGTACTCTCGGGTCGTTGATCGCATCGAGCACCTTCTGAAAGTGGTCCGCGGCACCAACAAGTTCTTCCAGTCGCCTGCGCACAGCCGGCAGAGCGACCCGAAGCGCCTCTACATCGTCAAAGACCTCCGCCGGAACGACCTCTGTGCCAACTGCGTCCACCGCGCGACGCACGTATGGTTCGAGCCCGGCGTCCAGAACTTGCAGCGTGTCGCGCGTATCCCGCACGGCCTGAGCGATCAGATCGCGTTGCTGCTTGATCCAGTCATGCAGGGTCTGTTGCTTCCAGATGCCACGCAGGAACTGCGATGCATGGCCAGGAAGCTCCGACGGTCTGATCGTCTTCAGGGGCTGGACTTCGCCAAGTATCTCCGCAACGAAACGTCGTGCGCTTGGGTCCAGGATATCCAATTTGATCGGCCGCAAACGCTCCGCGGTGCCTGCCGCCTGCTGCTCGCCCTGTTGATTCATCCAGTCCGTGACGATGCGTCGGACCTCCTGCATCGCGTGCAGAGATGCGCCCAACTCGTACATCTGCGCACGGTAGTTGTTCAGGAAGCCGGGGTCCACGTATTCGCCGGCTAGGAATCTATCCCACCATCCTGGCTGTCTGATCTTTGTCAGCTGCTGTTCCGCCATCACTGGGGACCAGGTGCCCTGTTCATGCGCGGACAGCGCCCGTTCGTAGAGACCTGGCGTGAACAGCTTCTTGTGGCCGATGTACCGGATGTTGCCCGCGAACTCGGCTGGGTCGGCATCCAGTTCCATCGCCGTCTTGAAAAGCCAGTTCGCGCGCAATGCCATGAGTCGCTCTGCGGCGATCCGCGCGCCTTCTGGAGCACCGGCCTTCTCGAGATTCACGCGATATCGGAACTGGACCCCAGGCGTAGATGCAGCGAGTTCCTTCATGTTCGCGAGCGCGCTTTCGACCCGCTGGGAATCCATCTGGCTCTTCTGATAGATGGGAATCTCGTATCTCGCGACAGGTTCCGTCGCATCGGGTGATGATGCCTCGATGATGATCTTCCCGCTGTCTGGATTCGTGTAAATGTCCTCGATGGCGGATACGTCCGTCATGTCCTGTTCAGCGCGTTTCGCATGTTCGACCGCGGCTTCTGCCTCCGCCTGGGCCTCTGGGGATTGCGCGCGTTGCTCTGCCTCTTCTGCGACCTGCTCTGGGGTGCTCGTGTCAACCTTCGCGCGTTGTCGCGCATCCTCGATGATGTCATTGACCTCGGATGCGACCCCCGTCGCCTTCATCTGAAGACCGGCCTGTTCCTCGATTTCACGGGGTTTCAGCCATCCCCATTCCCACTCAGGATGCGCGCCGCCAGTCAGGCGGTTGGCAACGCGTGGAGCAGCCTGCGCCGCCTCCATGGCCCCACGCAGCGGAAGTGCCATGAAGTTGCGTGGGTTCACGGTGAACAGGTCTATGGGCAAGGTCGCTGCCGTCGCACCTACGTTGCCAGCGATTTCGGCTGCGTGCGCAAGTTTACCGGTCGCCCCTGCGGCTTCTGCTGCGGTTCGCGCTGCGCGCCCAAGGGTCCCCCCAAGTTTCGCCCCGACCGACGGCACGGGTAGCGGAACCACCGTTGCGACGGCAACGGATAGTCGGGCCGGATCGGCGAGAATGGCACGCGGATTCTCGAGAGCGCCATGGATATATCCAGCCTCGCGAGTGAACATCGTCGGCATGTCCGTGACGACCTTGCCAAGCGCGTGCTGCGCCCGCGCCCTCTCGCCTGGCATCGTAGAAAACAGAGACGGGACCTGGCTCGCCGCGGAACCAAGGCCAGAAAGAATCTGCATGACCTGTCCACCGGTCCGCATCGCAACGTCAGATATGCCGATCGGTGCCTCGGACATTTCGGCGGCTTCCTTCCTGCCGTATTCATACGGATCGATGCGCTCTGCGCGCAACTCTGGCGTGGTCGCTGGGGACATGCCCCTGAAGAGACGCGACCAGAACGGCGGTTCCCGTTTCTCTGCTTCCTCAATCTGTTGCTGTAGCAGCTTGTCCTCGGCAAGGGAACGCCAAGTGCCCCGCAACAGAACATCTGGGTCTGGATGAAAGCCGCTTGACGGTCCTACCACGCCGCGCGTCAACCAATCATATAGCGGCTGATCTGGAGGCACGGGAATCGGCTGATATTTGTAGAAGGGACCTTCGTATCCCTGGGGCTGCTGTGGCGTCTGGGCCTGGGCGCGCTTTTTCGGGGCCTCCTCGTAGAGCACCCGTGCTGTATCCTCCCAGCCCATCATTCCTCCGGAGGCGGATAGTTCGGCTGCAGGATTCCGTTTTGCACCGCGTATTGGTACGCAGCCATCCGCTGTTCAATAGGAATGGTCAGATTGTTGATGATGCCAATGAATCTCGCGGCATCTGCGTGGGATGGCGGTCTCGGTTGCGGTTCCGGTTTCGGTGCCTCCTTGGGGAGCACGACTGGCGGCGTCGGTAACCATGGCGCGGCTTCAATGCCAGATTGACGGTAGAGGTCTCTCATCTCCGACATCAACTGCGCCCTCTCTTCGGCGTTGAGCGTTGGATTCTGTAGCGCCTTCGTGATCTGCTCCATCCGTGTGCGCGTCTCCGGACGCGGGGCGTCTGGGGCCGCCAATCCAAGTGCGTCGTTCGGGTCCAGACCGACAACCCTCGAGAGGGCCTTCACAGCGGCGACGTTTGCCTGAATCATCATATCCAGGCGCGCCGTGTTTCTGTCGGCCTCCTCTTCGGTGATCGCTTTGTTTGTGAGCTGGGATGCGATGTTGCGTTCGGCCTCAATCGCCTGTTCCCGCGCCTTGTTCAGATTGGTGATCAACTGATACGCCTGCGGCTTGAACGCCTGACGACTCGCGACGCCAGTCCTGTCCATCGCCGCGACCTGTGCCATGACCTGGTTCGCCATGCTCATCGCGAGTCGCGCGGATGTGTCGAAAAGGTGCGCAGCCAAGGTGGTATCCTGCCCATGCATCTGCGCCATCTGCGGCGAGATCATCAGATTGCCGAGTTGTAGGTACTCGTGAATCTTTGGCCCAGCCGAGTTCACCGCTGCGACAATCGCCATGTCCGGGCCGATGCGTTCTCGCACCTGTTTCGTTGCCCACGTCATGAAATGCAGCACGTCGTTCAGATTGTCCTCGTCGGGCATGTAGCCCTTCTGCCTCCGCGTTTCCTCGACGTAGCCAGGCCACAAACCCATGATGTTGTTCTCGACGGGCTGGCCTTTCCGCGCAGCCAGTTCCCGCGCGAGCCTCACACGATTCGCGTTGACCGCCGCCGCGGTACGCACAAACTGTTCGCGGCCAGAGATATCGCCGCGCAGCGCACGCTCGTTCTCGGCTGCCGTCTTGCCTGTTTCGGCCTGGGCCGCTGTCAGTTCCGGAGGAATGAGTTTCTGAATCTCCGGAGCAGCGTTCCCCAATGCCTGGCGCACAGTCGCGGCATACTTGAAACCGAGGGTCCTCCGTGTCGGTTGCTGCGTGGTGGAGGGTGGCGGCGGGGGCTGTTGGATGCCTGGGATATTGGAGGGTGGCTGTTCTATGGTTTTTTCAGGAGGGACTCTTTGTCCCCCGCCGCCAAGCAATCGCATAACTTGATCGCGGAAACCAGCGAGGATATCTGTAGGCGATGATGCCTGGTTCGTCGCTGGAGATGGAGGTGCCTCTTGGGTTCCAATGGTCGGTTCGCGTGGAGCGACGGGCGCGCTCATCTCCGGCGTCTGTGTGGATGGGGTAGGCACGCCCTGATAGAGCAGTCCTTCGCCGATGGCCTGATTCCGGGCCTCGATATCCTTGCGCGCCTGGTTGAGGTCCTCAGCGCCAAGTTGTGCAAGGATGCTGTGCGCCTGGTTCTTCTCGCGTCGCTGCTGGGCGAGGTAGTTCGCGAGTTCGTTGAATCCGAAACTGACGCCTGCCGCCGGAATCTGTCCCGCCAGGCTTCCGAGGGCCTGACCGGCCCCCATCCGCAGAGCCTCGGCGAATGTTGGGTAGCCGCGTGGTTTCTCTGGGAGCAGGTCAATCCCGTATCCACCAGCCATCCGACACCTCCATCACGGGGCAACCATCGGCCAGACGTAACCACCGCTGAGCGCATTCAGGACCGTCGATAGAGTCTCCTCATCCGTCGTGTCAAGGCCGAGTTGCTGCAGATTGTAGAGCATCGTCATCGCATCGTTCAGCGTCGCCTCGCGCTGCTGGAACTGCGCGACCTGGTTCTGGAGATCGAACGCCTGCTGCTGGAGGTCGGCCTGCCGTTGCTGCGCCCAATCCTTCAGTTGAAGATTGCCCTGGCTCTCCGCGAGTTGTCCGAGCTGTTGCGTGTACGCGAGTTCGTTCTGAATCTTCTGCTGATCAAGTTCAGCAGCCATCGCCGCCTTCTTCGCGGAATACTGGCCCTCGATGGCAATGGCCAAAGCATCCCTGGCACCCGAAGAGAGAGCCCCTCGCGCCCCGAACGTTGCGAGCGCCTGGTTCAGGGCCTTGCCCTTCTCCTGATCGAGCAGGTCCAGCGTATTCTTCTTCTGCTCCTCGATGTTCTGATGCGCCTCCTGGATGGATTGCGGCAGATTGCCATAGACGGCGCTCTGGACCGATTGCGTATCCTGTCCTGGCGCATACTGCTGTTGATACTGGAAGGATTTGGTCTCGATGGCTTCCTTCGCCGATGGATTCACCCATGGCTCATTTCCGATGGTTTGTATCTGAAACGGATTGACCAGCGTATATCCAAGCGGGGCCTCTTGTGCGAAAAGGCCGCCCGGGTAATACGGCCCGCCCTGTTGTCCCTCACCCTGGAGCGCCGAGGTCTTTGTCTGCCAGAGCGGCGTTCGGAGGGCTGAGTTGATTTGCGGTCCAGCGATGCTCCCGCCGATCTGGTTCTGTGGGTTGGCGATCTGACTCGCGAGCCCCGCGAACGTGGATGTCTGCTGCCCAAGTTTCAGAGGCAGACTTTGCTGCTGCATCGTCGAGAGCCGTGGAATGGTGCGTGTCGGCTGAGGATACTGCTGCGAGGGTTGCTGCCACGTTCGTACCGGTGGAGATGACATCGCTGGCAGTCGCGATGCGCTCACGGCCGCTTGGCCTTGTGTCTGTCCCGGTGTCGGGAGCGTCCCCATCTTTGGAACGTTCGATGGCGGTGGATAGACGATTGGCGGCTTCTGCATCGAGGGGCCAGGAATCTGCCCAGGGAGCACTTGCGCATTCGGTACCTGCGGTTGCGGCTTCTGGTACTTGATCGCCTGAGCGAGGTTGTAGAAGACCGCCATGGCTCATGCCTCCGTGCTCGCGACGATGACCCCGGTGACCCAGAGATGCACGGTCGCCTTCTCCCATTGCGTCAGCGGGTTCGTGTCGGATGGCGCAAACGTCACGTAGATGACGTGCGACGCCGGATTGAACTGATACGAACTCGCCGCCAGGTCAATCGCCTTTCGCTGCTCGTTTGTCGCCATGCTGAGGACGTAGGACCAGACCTCCGCGCCGCTGTTTTTGTCATGGCAGGAAACGGTCACGTATCGAGGACCGAAAGCCTGCGTATCCGTGTAGGCAAGGTCCGCGCGATGTCTGGATACGGCGAAACCGGTCATGGACGTGTTCTGAAGAGCCGTGATCGTTGGGAAGACGATCTGCGCGCGGAGTCCGGTTGTGTTCGCGGCCGTCGCCGCGAGGAAATCGGCGGTCGCTGGTACGCAGACCTGATTCGTCGCGATGTTGTCCCTATCGAGGGACCCATTGACTAGGTTGTGAATCTTGTTGAGCTCATCGTTGAAGAGCGTTGCGGTGATGTACTGTCCGGCTGTCACGTTGTCTCTCTGGATCAGAGGCATCGGGCACCTCCTTCCTCAGGTCACTGTACCGAACGAACCAGCGACCGTCAACTGGCCGGACCCGTAATGGATGTACGACTGCATATCACACCCGACGACCGCAGCCTTGCCACCATCGAGTACCCGGAACCCATCCGTCCCGCCGTCTCCAAGTAGCCCAAACGCACGCACGGACCCGGCTGACTTCACCAGCACGTAGCAGTCATCCGGCGTCGTCCCAGAGAAACGGATACCGCTCAGGATGACATCCGCCCCAGCCTCGATGTTCAGGGAGCAGTTGAAGAGATTGAGGTTACGGATGCTGGACGCGGCGTTGATGTGTTGGATGCTCTCGTACGCGAAGATGATCTCCGCTCCGTTCCCTTCGATGAACGGCGCGTTGATCTCAATGGAAACCGGCTCAATGTAGTACACGCGCCCAGGCTTCAGCAGAACGATATCACGACTCGCAAGCGCGAACAGCAACTCCGCCTCATCGGCGACCTGGTAGTTTCCGCGTCGCAACAACGAGGCGAGCGTCGCGCGAGGACGTACTGCCGAACGAGCGGGCATCATTCGCCTCCATCGAAGAACAGGTCGGCGCCAAGGAAGCCAATGTTGTCGCCGATGATACCGACGAACATGAATCCAGGACCGTTATCCTGCTTCAGATGAAGCCCCACATCAACAGAGAACGCGGTTGGGATGCGCATCCCATATCGCGCGTTCAGATCACGCTGACCGCTGTCCGGTTGAAATTTCGCCAGATCGAAGAATGCGTGACCTGGCACGTATTCATCGAGACCCGATTGTTGCAAACGGCTCCATATCTGATGGGAAGGTAGTTCGATATTGAAGTGGTGGTCTTCTGGGGCAAAGCAGGAATCGTCTTCGGCCGTACGCATGAGGTCGTGTAGATGGCCGAACTCCAGCCAAAGTGAATCTGGGGCCGAAGACAGATAGACCGTGGCCTTACGCAGAAAGGCGCTGGTCGGTGGCAGAGCGAAGGCGATGTATCCGGTTGCTGTGACCTTCCGCGTCTTCAGGAGGTTCAGGCCACCTAATCCACCCACGATGACCTCGTCTTCCGTACCGATACCCATCCTCGAAACAGGAAAAGCGGTGGTCCAGTCGCCTCCTTCAGACGCGAGAGATGCGTATCCATCATCGAGATTCACAGCAATATCAAAGCCATGCGGCACGTGCAACAGGTATCCGCTCCCGTTGCCGATCACCGTGCCAACGGTTTCTGCGAGATCGCTGTAGGGATTCTGGATGCGTCGTTCATCGAAACCGGTCCAGAACTGATTCAGATCAACGGCGCGCTCAAGTTGACCGTTCATGCGGTAGCGCCAGATAATGCCCTGTCCGAGCCAGAAGACGGAATCTCCGATGGAAACCGCTGAACGTGGCGCAACACATGACGCCCATTCGCTGATCGTTGATGTGATAGCCTCCGCTGGGTCCTGCCCCTCCAATTTGTAGGTGCCAGCGCTCGTCAGAACCAGGAGGCCGTCCACGACGGGGACAACGGCCTGAATCGCTCCACCATAGGTTCCGACCGCGGTCCACATCGAGGACCATTGCACGGAGAACGGCTGAAACGGATCGCTCCAGAGCAGGTCCGATTGACTGAGGCGCATCAACGCTGGCTCGATCAGGCGTTCAGAATCGCCGTACTGCTTCTGGACATCGGTCGGTTCGAGTGATAGTCGCACATCGGAAGCCTCGCGCAACCAGTAGATGTATCTCCCGTTGAAGTAGCAAGCCCCAAGCGTCGGGAGAGATTCTTGATCGATGTATGGGGTCTGTCCAGCCTCGAGACCAGGGCTGAATGTCTGCTTGGTCACCGCAAGCGTGTAGAGGTCAACCTGATAGATACGCGACAGACCAAGCACGAACAACGTATCCGAGTTTTGGATGAAGCACGCCGGAAATCGCGGAACTCCCTCTCCGAAGAGTTCGGTCATGTCGTATTCGCAGGCCCTGCCGGTTTCATCGGAGACGGTCATCAGGAGGCGGCGATTCGTGCTGTTCGCTGTGAGCGTGACCCATACGGAGCCCGTCGGGCGTCCGGCGACGTATAGACCCTTCTCTGCCTTTCTGGTCTGATCCAGGATTCTCGCACCGACGGCAACATATGGCACGCCGTTCCGCCAGATAACGTTCGACGTGCCGATCACGCCGCCATTGATCGCGTTCTGCGGGTTCTGCTTGCTGAACGGTGGTCTGATCTGTACGGCTGGCATCGCACGAACTCCATCTACGGCGTATCCTTCCAGACCACCGATGGCACTGGTTCATTGGCTGCAATCTGGCCACGACCGACATCGAGCAATTGTTGGATAGCCTCCTGGTAGAGCGCCTGCATCGCCTGGAACTCCCCGCCGCGCACAACAACGAGATCGCGGGCTGCGGCGAGAACAGCCGCGCGTGCCGCGTGATCCTTGATCGCTGAGCCGTAGTCCGCGAAGATTTCGTCGCTCGCGTTCTGTGGGAGGGTTGCCAAGATGCGCGCGATGCCAACCCGCAATGCGGTTGCTGTTGTGGGCGGTGGATACAGGTAGAGATTGCCGGCCGCGTGCTTCCATCGAACCGTCGAATACGTGTCCCCCCGGAAGTCCTTCGAGTAGATACCCGCGAGGTCGCGCTCGTCAGCCGGTGCGTAGGTTTCGAGCGTCGTCAGGGTATCATCCGATGCGAGTCCAACATGAACGATGATCGCCCCGCCAGTCGGAAAACCTGGCAGTTGCGTCAGGTCGTATGACTGCGTGTTGGCCGGATAGGTGAAGGCGAACCACGAGACCGCTCGGCCGCAGAGACCAAAGGCCATCTGTGTGGCAACGCTGCGTATCGCCTCGGATAGAAATGCCTTGACGAGACCGTCAACGGCCGTGAACTCGGTTGCGTTCGCATATCTGCGGACCTGGTTCATGGCCTCGGTCAGGGTCATGTGTGGTCCTCGCTTGTTCTCAGGGAGAACGCGGCATCACCCAGCCGCCGTAGTTCCATTCGGTATTCCTCGCACCGCTGTTTGATGGTCAGGTCGTCCTCGAATCGCGCCAGGTCCGCGAAGTATTCCTCGAAGCCAGGCATGAACCTGCGCGTCAGGTCTTTGAGCCGCCTGTCTGTTTCTTTCTCTTGCTCCTCTGGATCGAACTCTCTCGGTTTCTTGTGGGTCCGCCAGAGGTCGCGACGCCTGATCTCTTCGAGCAGCGCATGCTCCGGGATATCTCGCGGAACACTGAATAGCGGCACCATTAGACCGTCCGGATTCGGGCCGCCGCGATTCCCGATTCGCACGACAACTTGATATCTCGGCGATCCAGCAATCGCCACGATATCAAGAGCTTTGTCGTGCCTCTGGATGGCCTTGCGGAGATGCTCGGGATCATAGAGGAGGGAGCGGCGTTCGCGAATCTCGCGATCGACCTTCGCGAAGAACGTCCACGCCGCTCCCATCCTCTCGCCTCCCCAGACGCATCAGAAGTCGAGGTCCTGGCGCAGCAAGAAGTGATTCCGCAGACGGGTTCCGACGTTCCGGAGTTCCGCCCAGACGAAGACGAACGAGGTCTTGTTCGTGACCCACTTGAGTTCGCCCCCGTCATCACGGAGCCAGTCCCCCTCGTCCAGCACGAACTTCATGAGGTCCTTGGCCGGGAACGCCAGGGCGCATTTCTTCGGAAACAGCGGATCGAACCAGATGGTCGCCGTGTTCCCGAGCAGGTCCCAGGAGACCTTCGACATGCCGCCCTTGAACTCGCCCGGCTGATACCGGATGTAGTCGGCGAACATGTTGTAGAAGGCGGCCTTCGCGTTCGTGTGGAACAGGATCGTGTCCGGCTTGAATCCGTGAACCTCTGGTTCCGTGAACAGGTCGTTCATGATATCCCCGTCCAGCGGTTCCGGATTGCCGGGTATCCCGCTGGTCAGCCTGAGCGGTGCCCACTGCGGGACGGTCGCCGGATCGATCCCCTCGTAGGCGACGGATCCATTCAGCAGGTCTGCGAAGCCGTTCATGGCGTTCCCGTAGTCGGCCACGTACCCTTTCGTCGCGTCGTATTCGCCGAACAGGATGCCGTATCCCGCCACTGCACCAGGGGACGCATCCAGCGTGATCGCGGTATCCGAGACACCGACGATGGTGAAGTGCTTCTGCGATGGAGCAGCCGGATAGTAGTCCGTGCCGTCGTGGAACACGATCTTGTCGCCGATGCGGAAGATGTGGCCCGCCGGCACCGTGTGGTTTCCTGCTCCATCGCGGAGACCGTAGGCCGAGAAGACCGGGACCACCGCACCCGTCGGCGTTCCGGCATATGCCTGGATTCCAGAGCTGCCGGTGAAGTACGCCTTGAGACGCCGTTCACGGATGCGCTTGACGAGTGTCTCCCGCTCCAGTTCCAGGGCCGCCCGGAACGCCCGCGGCTGTCCCATCGACATCTTCATGATGGCGTACTCGATGGAGCCCGTCGCGGTCAGTTGCCGGACCGTGACCTCGCCGTTCACCAGGTCGAACCCGTCTGCCGTGCGGATGTACCCGCTGTACGGCTGGAAGGTCACGGAGTTCGGCCAACGGGTCAGGCAAGCGAACACCCATTTCTGGGAACCGACGTCGCCCTGCGGAGCCTGGTCGAACTTCGGGAAGAGTTTCTCGAGGTCGAAGAACTCGTTGACGAGAGACTGCATCCGATCCTTGTCGTAGGTGATCTTCAGCAGCTTCGTGCCAAGACTTCCGTAGTCAGCCATCGCTGATTCCTCCTCATGTCATGAGACGCAGCTCTTCGAGCTGGCGCACGATGTCATCCGCCTCCTCGTCGAGCTTCTTGATCCTGTCGGGTTCGGGAATGGCCTGCGTGCTTGGGGCGCTCCTGGGAGGACGCGCCTGTGGGGCTTTCGCCTTGGCCGCCTTCTCGACGAACCCAGCGAGTGCCTTGTCGAAGTCATCCAGGTATTCTTTGAATGGCCGATATCGTCCTGAGCGCTGATGATCTTCCATCGCCCGTTTCTGGACGTATTCGGCCGCGAGCTGCTTGATCTGCTCGTTGTCCTGCCAGGCGCGTTCCCGCGCTGCCGCCGTGAACTCCCCTTCCAGTTGGGCCGCGACCCGCTCTGTCTCGATCTCCGCGAGCCGTTTCGCGGTCGTCTCGTGGGTTTCCTGAAGGGCTCGCAGCTGTTGTCGCAGTTCCTCGATGGGGTTTGTTACCTGCGGGCGCATGGCACCAGCCGTCTGCTGTTGCGCTGCTCCGCGCAGGTAATCGAGCACGGAGCGACCATCGGGGAGTTTCCTCTGCGCGAGTTCCTGTTCAAGATGCGCGATCAGTGTCCGCGTGTACTGCTGGAAGGCTTCGTGCTTGCCGGAGCGGAAGGCTTCGAGTTCGCGCAGGTCCTCTTCGCTGAAGCGCGGCGTCTGCGGCTGATTCTGCCGTTGCGCGGCACCACCCGCATCTTGCGGCGTTGCACCGGCAACATCTCCAGCATCGGTCTGTCCGGTCGTGTCGTTCGTCAGATCGTCTGGCATGACTCCTCCTACTGCGGCACTCCCAAGTTCAGGTTCTCCGCGAAGTCCACCCCGCCCAATCGCGGCGGCACACCCGCGGACAATTCCGGTGGCAGCCCCTGCGTGTCGGGCACCCCACCGGCAATCGGCTGTTGCATCTGGCCAGCTTCTTGTCCGGCCTGTTGCTGTTGAGCCTGCGCATCTTGCGCCTCGGCCCGTGCCTTGAGGTCATTATACAGCGCCACGAGATTTTGCAAGACGAGCTGATCAAGTGTTCCGGCTCTGTTGCTCTTCAGGTAGTCGCCGAGTTCCTTCATGGCGATCTTGGGATCGATGATGTCAATCGTCGGTTCTACCGGAAGTCCGGCGGTCACGTTCCTGATCTGTCGCCGCACCCATGTTCTGTCGCCAAGGCTCTCGTCGGCCCTTCGATATTCCGCCCCGAGGTCCGCCGCGAGCTGAAGGAATCTCTCCTTCGTGATGATCTGGAGCTGCACGAGTTCCTTCAGCTCGTTGATCTTGGCCTGCTTCGAGATCGCGAGGACCTCGGTCGGGGACAGATGCAACCTACGGGGACCAGAGACAGCATCGGACCTGACGAGAATCGTTGGTTCGTCTGGAGCAATGGTCGTCGCCAGCTCCTTCGGCCCGTATTTCAGCCAAAGCTCAATCAACTGATCGCCAACGACGCAAAGGGCGTTCGCGAGTCGTTCTGCTGGCGCGTAGTATTGGCGCGACACCTGTTCGAGCATCAGAGAATACGTACGTCCGGAGACGCGAGAGAACGGCGCGTTTCCGAAGATGACGCCCTGAAGGCCGACGATCAACTCGAACTGTTTGACGAGGTTGTCAACAAAGTTGATCGCCCACTGCGGCATGGCAGGAATCTGTGTGATCACGGGCGGCGGGAGACCAGCCTTCGCATCGTACTCGTTGCGCGCGGCTGGCGCGTAGGATGGCGGACGCTGCATCGTGCCCTTTGGGGCCATTACCGCCGGAGCGTTGATGCGGCTGGCGTTATCGAGGATGTCGCTCAGCAGCCTGTTCAGTTCCACCTGGACGGGAATCGCCTGGATGAATGGTGTCATTCCCCATTGGGAACCCGGTCGCGTGTAGAGTTTCAGGTGAACGACCGGCAACTTCGTGCTCGGCCATTCCTCGATGGAGAGCAGTTTCGTCTTCGTCGCATGGACCAGAAGGCCCTGTGGATATTCCTCGCAGGGTATCTCCCAGTAATGATAGAGCAGGATGCCATTGCGTTCGCTTTGCGCGCTTTCGCTCTCGTCTCTGAATGGCACATCGCCCATCGTCGCGTCTGGTTGGAGGTCTTTCGCGGCGTCTCCATATCGCGCGACGAGTTCGTCCTTTGGGATCACCGAGAGTAGATAGGCCCATCGCGATTCTTCGAGGGGTACGAGCGTATCGTAGCCGCCATGAAACGGAGAGAAGGCCACGATCTTCGGAAGGCCATATTTCCGTTGTGCTCCAGTTTCTGGGTCCAGGTAGTATTCTTCACCAAGGGCTTCGTCCCACATCGAGACCAGGAAGGCGTTTCCTGTCAGGACCATCCAGAGGACCGCTTCCTCCGCGGCATTGCGGATGTTGGCCTCCCTTGTCATCCAGATGTAGTTCATCAAGGCGTTCAGCGCGTTGACCCGCTCGAGCGTCTCTGGTTCGTCGTTCTCAGGGATGACCTCTGGCTGAATGGTCCCTGTCGTCAACATCGAAACCGCGCCATTGGCATATGCCTGGTAGATGTTCAGGACCGCTCGGCTCGCCGTCACATCTGTACGCGAGTGCATGATCGAGATCGCATCCCTGATGATCGCCCACTGTTTGCCGGTGTAGATGGCGACGCTCTGCCTCCATTCGTCCTTCAGACGGGCCTTCGTCCTCTCGCAGCGCTGGGCGCGAGAGACGACGCGCTCAAGGATTTGCGCTTCCAGTTCCAAGGATTTGCTCCAGCATCTCCTGGATGCGTTTGCGCCGCAGCAACTGCGGGTCCAGCGTCTGGCCCTGGGTTTGCGCCGGCTGCTGCCGCCAGTAGTCCTGGGCGTTGAAGCCGGGTTCCTTGACACTGGCGATCTGAGATGCCAGCGGTCCGAACGTGCTATCCTTCGCGCCAGGGTAGTAGTACATCAGAACCCTCCGATGCTACGTCCACCGATTGGCATGAATGGTTGCTGCTGTTTCGGTTGCTGCATGAAGAGTCGTTGGAAGAGCGGGGCCATCATGCTTTGCATGGTACTTCCGGCGATGGTCGAGGCCAACTGGCCCCATCCGGACCCGCCCTGCTGCGGAGGTTGCGGAGTCGTCGCTGTCGTGCTCGGTGTTTGGGGCGTCCCGATGGCCGCGACGGTCTCGGGTTTGAGCATCAGGTCTTGAAACTGCGGATTCAGACCTGAGACTCCCAATGTCGGCTGCTGGTTGGCGGTCAATGCTTGCGCGAGACCACCGAAGCCGCCGCTTGTTGTTGGATTCGCGCCTGTGAACGAACCCGATGCGGGTCCACCGTCACCAAGCGATGCAAGTAGCGGCTGCGGCTGTTGGACGCCAGCGCCCATTGGGTAGAACTGTCGCGGCGTCTGTGGTTTGCTACCGAACGCCTTGTTCAGCAGGCCACCGGTGAGCGCTGATCCGATTCCTAGGAGGCTTCCCCAGAATCCCATGTTTCACCCCATCATGTTGCCAAGACCGTCTCTCTCTGTTGTCGGCTTCACGATGATGAATAGCCTGACGCGCCTCCCGACAACGAAGCCTACCACCAGACCAACTATGAGGCCCGCCATGCTGGTGATGGCCAGTTCCATGGCTTCATGGTAGTGAAGCGCGAAAACCGATGTCAAGTGTTTTTTTGGTGAGAGCCATGAGCCACGAATCCGCGGTTGTCTCGTGACATAAATCGCCCTGAGGAACGGGATTTTTGTCACGACCCATCTCCCCCCGTTCTCCCCCCACAGTTGCATCATAACATCCTGTATCTATTGCGAAAATAGTTGCACAAAAATACTTGACAAGTTTTCTTGCCGGTGTCATGATCTGCTTGGGAACGCGGAGGAATCGGGGGATGACCCTCCGACAGACAGACCTTCGGGACTACCTGGCATGTCCGCGGAGGTTCGAACTGCGGGTTCTGCGGGGCGTCAACCCCGTGACCGCCGCAGGAATGTTTGGAACCGCGTTCCATCGCGGGATGAAGATTCTCGCGGAATCCCTCGTTGCTGAACCTGTTGAAGATGTCGTCGCCGAGGTTCTTCAGACGGACCTGGGCGGTATCCCTATCCGTGTGGACAGGCTGATGCGCCTGCTTGCCTTTGGGCGCATCTTCCTCGATGCCCATCCGCCGAAGATGGTCGAGAAGACTTTGTCCTTCGAGGTGGATGGGTATCGTCTCCAAGGGACCCTCGACCTTCTCGATGTGCACGGATGCTTGTGGGACTACAAGACCGGCCGGCATCCGGCGCCAGATGCCGCGGAGATATCCTTCCAGTTGTCTTTCTACGCTTACGCGCTCTGCCTCGTGGAAAGGATACTTCCTGAAGAGGTTGGGATTGCCTGGTTCGGTCCCAACAGGATCGAACGGTTCGTCTCCAAGAGGAGCGGCGAGCGGTTGATCCGCTTCCGTGACAATCTGGAGATGCTGGTAGGGGCTATCAAGCGTGGGAGTTTTCCACCACGAACTGCGTCTTGTAGGTTCTGCACGGTGCGGCCGTGGTGCGAGTATGGGAGGCGGTGATGGAGCAAGGCATCACGATAGGTGGTTCGGAGATTGCGGCTGTCGTTGGCCTGAATCCATGGCTGACGCCGCTCGCATTGTGGCGGCGGAAGGTCGGCCTGGACGAACCCCAGGCCGACAACCCATCCATGGCGGAGGGGCGGGCGATGGAGCCTGTCATCGCGGAGGAATACCGCGAGATGACGGGTGCGACCTTCCTCGAGATTCCGCCGTTCTCGGACCCTGCGCGACCGTGGCGCAGGGCCTCGCTTGACCGCCTCGCTCAGATGCCGTCGGGCGAGGTGCGGGTCGTCGAGATCAAGTGGAGCGCTCGGGGCTTCGGTGACGAGGTTCCCGCGCCCTACTACTTGCAGGTCCAGTGGTATCTGGACTGCTACCGCCTGCCTCGCGGCGACCTCGTGGAGCGCCGCGCGGGCGCTAGACCGACCATTCACACCATCGAGGCCGCGCCTGACGTGCAGGCGTGGTTACTCGAGGAGGCTGAGAAGTTCGTGCTCTTGTGCCAGAACGGGATGCCGCCTGAGCCCGCGGACGATAACGAACGGGCTCAGGTGGCGCTCGCGCGGGTGCCGTCGCGCGGGGTGACGATGCGCCCGGACGAGGCCCTCGATCTCGCTGTACGCGAAGTGCTCGTGCAGAAAGAGTATCTCCGCGATGTTGAGCGGAAGGTCAAGGCGGTCGAGGCCGCTCTTCTGGAAGCGATGGCGGCTTGCGGCGCGACGCGCTGCGAGTCGCTGTCGGGATGGTCATGCGCGCTCGTCGAGCGCGAGGGCGCGGTGCGATGGAAGGATGTCGCCGAGGCCCTCGGCGCTCGCGAGCATCCGGAGTTGTTGGAACGATACCGCGGCGCTGGGTCGCGGTATCTGCGATGGTCAACAAACAAGGAGAGGAACCATGGATGAACAGAAGGCACTCGTGCCGCAGTCGGAGGCTGCGGCCCTGGTCCGACCCGAGACGGTCTCGGCGGACCAGACGGGACTCTTGGAGGCCCGCATTCGCGCTGATGCGCAGGTGCGGGCGACCCTGGCACTCGCGAGGCCGCGGGACCTATTGCGGGTCCGCGAGCGCATCCTGGCGGACGCCCGGCGTCCGGCGTTCGCTGCGCAGGCCGAATACGCGGTCCCTCGCGCCGGCACGACGATCAGGGGGCCGAGCATTCGGTTCGCGGAGTCCGTCATCAGGGCTCTCGGCAACGTGACCGTCGAGGTTGCGGTGGTGGCCGAAGACGAGGAACGCCGCCTCGTCGAGGTCACCGTCTGTGACCTTGAGGCGAACGCCCTGTACCGGCAGGGCTTCGTCGTGCGGAAGGTGGTCGAGCGGCGGAAGTTGCCGCCGAATCAGAGGCCCGAAGACGTGCTCGGGACCCGCACTGGTGCGGACGGCCAGACCATCTACCTGATCCGAGCCAGTGAGGCCGACCTCGCGATGATGCAGGCGTCGCAGGCGAGCAGGGTCATTCGGAACTTGGGTCTCCGCCTCGCCCCTGGGGACCTCGTGGAGGAAGCCCTGCGCGAGTGCGCGCGGACCCGCGAGGGCGAGGCCAAGGCGGACCCGCAGGCCGCAATCCGCCGGATCGCGGATGCATTCGCGGAACTGCGGGTCTCAGTGCAGGACCTTCAGGACTATCTCGGACATCCGCTGGTGCAGGCGTCGCCGGCGGAGATCGAGACCTTGCGCGGCGTCTGGACCGCGATCAAAGAGGGCACAACGACCTGGGCGCAGGTCGTCGCTGAGGCGCGGCCTGCCGTGCAGGCGGAACAGCCGGCGGCAACGCAGTCGCAGCCTGAGGCGCCTTCGGCTGGCGTCCCGGAACAGGTCAAGGAGCGGATGCGCAAGGTCCGCTCGGACAAGGGCGTGCCTCGCGGGCCGAGGGTCCCGAAGGCGGAGACGGAGGTCATCGAGGTGACGCCGGAGACGTCGCCCATCGCTCCGATTCCGGCACCCGCGCCGGTCCAGGCTCCTGTTCCCGCGCCTGCTCCGGCGGCTGCGTTGCCCCCGACGCAAGACCGGATCATCGCGGGTCCCGGCCCGCGGGCGTTGGAACTCTCGCGCATCTGCGCGGAACTCGGCGTTTCCTCATCGTTCGCCGAACAGGTGATTCGCGGGATGTTCGGGACGATGACGACGGAGGGGCTTGAGTCCATGAACCTGTCGAGGTACGTAGATTTGAAACACGCCATCCGCCGCGCGGCGCGCGAGCGGATGGAAGGCTCCGAGGAATCCATCGAGGAGATCATCTGATGTCGAGTCGCGCCAGGGGCGGGAGTTTTCCCTCTTTTCGCCCGTCGCGTTCCGATGCCCGCCTCGTCCTGGCCGGGGCGGGCACACAAGCGAGGTGCTGAGATGCTGAATGTCAAGCGGGTCCGGGAACTCGCGCGGGAGCGTGGGTTCCCTGAGGCGGGGCTGTCCGACGCTCTGATGCGCGCGCTCGCCCGCGAGGGCGTGGATGTTGCGCATCAGACCATCAATGGCTGGTTGCGCGGGGCCTACGAGCCCATGGGGCGGAACCTGATCGCGCTGGCGCGGGTTCTCGGATGCAAGCCCGAGGACCTGCTGTGAGTGGGGGTGATGCCATGTCGTGGTTCATGGCAACGGCTCGCGACGTGCGTGCCGCGATCATGGATGTGCTGCCGGCGGTCTGCGATGAGGAGGACCGCAAGCACGGTCTTCTCATCGAGACAGAGGATGACGAGGTCCATTTCGTGGCCACGGATGGCCATCGTGTGATGCGCGCGTCCGTGCGGCCTCTGGCGCTCGCGCAGGGCGCGAGCAGCATCGTCATCGGCCAGGACGTACTCCGTGGCCCGATGATGTCGGTGCTGAAGGCCGCCAAGCCCAGGGAGCGGTTCATCGTTGAACTTTCCGGCTCCGACGCATCCATCCGGATCGGCGACAAGACGTTCGTGGTCACCGGTGGCGTGGACGCGAAGTTCCCGCCGTACCGGCGCATCGTGCCGGAGCAGTACGCCTGGTCGTTCAGGGTCGTGGACCCCAACGGCTTGAAGCACATCGTGCGAGCGGCTGCCAGTGTCCTTGCACACGACAAGACGCGGAGCCATGCGCTCGTTGTATACAAGGAGAACGGCGAATACACGGTCAGTCTCCAGTTCAAGTCCTGGTCATTCGGGACGGCCTGTGCCGCTGCTTTCGCGGTGTATCGAGACGATGGATTCCCGGCGGTCGCGTGTAAGTTCGCACTGGACGCGCGATACCTGCTGGATGCGCTGATGCATCTAGCAGACGCTCGCCGTGGTGTTCTGTTCGCCGGCAATTCTTTCGAGGACCCCATCGTGCACGTGGCGGCATGGTTGGACTCGTCGCGGTCGCATTGGATCGCGTCCATCAGGCTGAAGGACATCGGGGAATGATCGCGCTGGCACATGCGGTTCTGATGGCGCTCGCGGTGGTCCCGCACGTTCCGCTGCACGGCGACGAGCATCGTGCGGTCGCGCGGGCGGCCTTGCGCGTGTACGCGCGGGACGCGCGCGAGGTCCAAGAGATGGAGCGGCTCGCGCAGGTCGAGTCCGGTTGGAGACCCGCGGCTGTCTCGGATAAGGGGGCCTGCGGGCTCTGGCAGGTCCGGCCCTCTGTCTGGGGTACTACGTGCGAGGCGCTGCGGACCCGACCGTTGCACTCGGTCGCGCTCGCGCTGACGGTCAAGCGCCGGATGGAGGCGCGCTGTGGGCGCGCATGGAAGGTCTGTTATCAGTACGGCCCGTCGCATCCGCGCGCGCTACGGTCCGTGAAAGGAGTTGTTCATCATGGCAATCAACGTCGCTGACGCACGGCTCGTTGGGATCGCTGTTGGTTTCCGGAAGGACAGGCCGGAGGAACGGCAGTTGAAGGTCGCGTTGACCTTCGAGGTGCCGTGGCGAGAGGCATTGATGCGATACGCTTATCAATGGCACGTCTCGCTGGTCGTTTTCAGCGACCGACCCGCGTTGAAGATCATATCGCGAACGCGATGGCGGTTGTACGGGGTCCATCCTGAAAAAGACCTCATGACCATCCGGGTCGAATACGAGGATGGACCGGTCGCTGGCATGTTGTCCGTCTGGCACTACCTCGGCACGGTCGGAGTCCTGACCTTGCGGACGGAGGCCGCGTGACCGCTTCTACGATCATCGAGTTGCTCGCGGCCCGACACGCCGCGGACCTGTTCGTCCCTGAGTGCAAGGTCGGGGGCACCCTGTACTCGACAGGCGACACCCTCCGCCTTGACGCCTGGGTAATGCGCAAGTCCTGGGCCGATTTCCGGTGCATCGGGTACGAGATCAAGGTCTCGCGGGGCGACTTCACGCGCGACAAGAAGTGGCGCCGCTACCTGCCCTACTGCCACGAGTTCTACTTCGTGTGCCCCGCCGGCTTGATCCGCCCAGACGAGGTTCCGGACGGCGCTGGCCTGATCTGGGCCGGGCCGCGCCTCCAACGCAAGGTGCCCGCGCCCTGGCACGAGCCGGACCCCTCGCGACTCGTGCGGCTGATGGCCTACATCCTCATGTGGCGGGTTCCGACTCACACGCGGCCTCCGCGTGACATCGAGGGGGTCCGCACGCGGCAGCAGATGGTCGAGGAGGCGGAAGCCCGTGGGCGTCTCGCGGAGTTCGTCGCGCGCCACATCCGCGACATGGTATCCAGGGCACGCGCCGACATCGAGGAGGCCCGCGCGGTCAAGCGCTTGGTGAAATCATGATCAACCTACCCAAAGCCCGGCTGGTCAGTGCGAACATCACGTTCCACGAATCACATCCTCATTGGGTGGCCGTGTCCCTGCACTTCTGGGCGCGCCTCAACGCGGACAACCACGCGGCGCTCATGCGCTACGCACAACCGGATGGCTGCGGCGTTGGGTTGCAGATCGTGCCGCGCGTTCCGGTCTCGCGGTTCGAGATTCAGGACGGCGAGCCGCCCTGGGTCGTGGCCGTCCGGTCCACGTTGGAAGCGTGGGTCTATCCGTCATCAGGCGAGATATCGTTCATCCTCTCCTACGACGAGGACCCTGGGGAGTGGATGCTGTCGGTGCGCACCTTGATCGGGCGGGCACACGCGCTGTCCCTGTGGCCGGAGGCAGAAGGAGGTCTCGCATGAATCCGTTCATCTATCAACCCCATCCGTGCCCCCATTGCAATGGCACGGGCACGGACCCGCAGAGGCCGCGCGGCGGCAAGTGCGACGAGTGCCGTGGGACGGGCCGCCTGCGGGAGTACGTCATCATCCAACTCCGCGCGCAGTCAGAGACGTTTCGCGCCGCATTCGCGCTGTACGCGGCGGAAAGGCTCTCTGCCGAGCAGTTGGAGCACATCTACTTCCAGAGCCCATCCTATCACGAGGCGCTCGCTGCGCAGGTACGCCTGAATAGGGAGGCCCGCAGGGAGTGGCGGCGCACGTACCCGAAACCGCGGGAGCCGCGGCCTCCGCGCGTCTGCGCGGATTGCGGCGAACGAATCATCGAATACAAGGGCCACGTCGAGTGGCAGGACCCTGAGTTGAAGCGCGACCCGCCACGCTGGCGCTGTCGCTGCGCCTACTATTGGCGCAACGGGTGGGCGCGATTGCGGCATCCAAGTTTCTTCTATCGCATGGCTTGGAGGTGGGACGATGGACAGGGTTGATTTCACTGTCCCCGGCACCCCGCTCGCGTGGGCGCGGGCGCGCGTGCTCGCGAAAGACGGCAAGCCGCGGTTCTTCACGCCGCCTGCGCGGCTCCAATACATGAACCACGTGGTCATGTGCGCGCAGACCAGTTTGGATTGGCCGAGCGAGCCGTGGGACGGGCCGGTCTATCTCGAGGTGCGCGCGGTGTTCCCGCGTCCGAAGCGGCTGATGCGTCGCAAGGACCCCGACGGGGAGGTCTGGTGCGTCCGCAAGCCGGATTTGGACAATCTCATGAAGATTGTCTGCGATGCGCTGACCCGCGCAGGTCTCTGGCGCGATGACGCGCAGGTCGCGATGGTCGTTGTGCGGAAGGTGTGGGCTTCGAAGGTCGCAGCGCCGCGCCTCGAGGTCCACGCGGAGCGGATGAGGGCATCATGAGGATTCTCATCCCAGAGGGCACCTGCGGGTCGTTCTACGTGGCCTCGTGCCCCTACCGGCACGACGACATGTGCGACCATCCGGCGGTCCGTTCCCATGACCCGCTGTGGTCTTGGAGCGGCCAGCCGGTGTTGCGGCGGTTCTCCAACTGCCCGTTCGGGAAGGGCGACTTTGAAGTGGAGGTGCCAGACCGGCGCGTGACGTAGGCGATCC